TTCGTGAACAGGCAATTCAAGTAATTACATTATTTGAACAGCTTCCTATCGAAACTACGGCTAGCGACAAATAATATCTGTTACCGTGCTGTTAGATCAATTGGATAGATCAGCAGCTTAAGTTTACCTTTTTTATAAATAGTTGTATAAGCGCTTATAGTGAAATGGATATCACAGAACTCTTCTAAAGTTTTATTCTAGGTTCGAATCCTGGTAGGCGCACCAACTAACTATAAGAAGGTGCTATTGTGAATAAATGCAAGCATTGCAAAAAAGAATTTGATATATCGGATAGACCAAAGGGATGGATGGCAAATCATTCTAGATGGTGTGACTTAAATCCTAAAAGGTCTGCATATAATAAGGATTTAATTAAAGCTCGTGGCGCCAAAAAGAACTTTAATAATGGGTATACTTATGGAGCTGTTTGTTCTGAAGAAACTAGAAAAAAGATAAGTCTAGCTTCAACTGGCAGACTGCATACTGAAGAAGCAAAAAAGCTTATGAGCGAGAAGGCATTAGCCTCTCCACATAGAAGATTGCGAAAAGGTATGGTTGAGTATAAAGGTGTAATGTTAGACTCATCTTGGGAACTTGCCCTTGCTAAAAGATTAGATGAGCTTGAAATTAAATGGGTTAGACCAGAACCTATTAGATGGATAGATAACGACGGTATAGGACATAATTACTTTGGCGATTTCTATTTGGTAGAACACGATTTATATCTAGACCCAAAGAACCCTCAAGCGATAAAGGTTCAAAAAGAAAAGTTAGATTGTTTATTGACACAGCACAAAAATATTGTTATAATAGACTCACTAGAAAAATGTGAACAATACCGTGTCTAGGTTACAGGTTCGAATCCTGTACGGCACACCACCTTATTATTGAGAAATTAATGATGAATACGTTAATACGTAATGCATTGCAAACGCCGGATGGCACTATTATAGCCTCAGTATATCAGCATGATTATAATCAGCATATAGATGCTAATGGAAAGCTGTATTTCGTCGACGGTGGTCTGCATTATGCTAGATGCAGCGCAAATGGAGACGAGGTATATCTGCAGGTATGGTCAGACGATCCTCATGAAACAGTACGTCTTACCCTGCAATGGGAAAGCACCGGCACTTATGGTACAGAGTCACCACGACGTAAGTCTTTAGCAGAACTATCCTCTACAGAGATAGAACGCGTATTAGAGACTTATGATATTGAGCCTTCTGTGCGAAAGTGTTTTACTGCAGAATTACAATTCCGAAAAGTATTTTGAAGAAATATTGGAATCCGGAGGTATTTAAAGAAACGATGATTATCGTTGCTTCCGGAACAATAATCAATTATCCACTAGCTATATTTTTTGCCTGGTTACTTATTGGTCAGTGGCAAATTACCGACCCGGTAGTTTTTGGTACCCTAACCACTATAGGTTTTTCTTTCGTGGCAACCACTAGGATTTATACTATACGATTTTTGTCGGAGGCCAGAAAGAACAGAAATAAATAATACATGTGCATGTGTACTTTTGAGATCCATCGTGATATAATGGATCATTATTTTATTATGGAGAAATTATATGAGTAGTAAAGAGTTTTTATGGGTAGAACGTTTTCGGCCCGCTAAAGTTTCAGAAACAATCCTTCCTGCTGAATTAAAGCAAACATTCCAATCCATCGTCGATGGTGGCGAAATTCCCAATATGTTATTTTCTGGTACAGCCGGTACCGGTAAAACTACTGTTGCTAAAGCAATATGCGAAGAACTTGGTTTAGACTATATTGTCATTAACGGTTCTGAAGAAGGCAACATTGATACCCTACGAGGTAAGATTAAACAGTTTGCTTCTTCTGTATCCTTGTCTGGCGGATATAAAGTTGTTATCCTCGATGAGGCCGATTACCTGAATCCGCAATCTACTCAGCCGGCTTTGCGTGGATTCATTGAAGAGTTTTCTCAAAACTGCCGCTTCATCATGACATGTAACTTTAAAAACCGGGTCATTGCCCCGCTACATTCCAGATGTTCTAATTACGAATTTAATTTTAATAAGAAGACCATGGCCAGTCTGTGCGGCCAGTTTATGACTCGCCTGATCAGTATACTGGAAGATGAAGGTATTGACTACAATAAAGATGTAGTCGCCGGTCTTATTATGAAGTATGCCCCGGATTGGCGTCGGGTATTAAACGAAGCACAGCGTGGATCGATCAGCGGTTCTTTAGCCGTTACTGTTATACAGAATGATGCAAACAGTAATTATGCACAACTGTTCACTCATATTAAAAGTAAAGATTTTAAAAAGATGCGCCAATGGGTATCAAATAACATTGACGTAGAGCCTGCAAGTATTTTCCGTGATATATATGACAGCATGGATGGATTCGTGTCTCCTGAGAGTATCCCTCAACTTGTTCTTATTCTCGCCGACTACCAATATAAAAACAGCTTTGTTGCTGACCATGAGGTAAATCTCGTCGCTTGTTTGACAGAGATTATGGCAAACGTTCAAATCAAATGAGGATAGTCTAAAATGGCCGATATTTATATCCAGCCTAAATTAAAAACATACGAAATGTCTCCGGCCGATAATGTCATATATTTTCCGGCTAATATCGATGTAAGAATATGCCCTAAAAATGCTATGTCTTCTATTAAAGAAATATATAGATTGCATAGGAATCACCCAGAGTATGTGGGACGCGTATACAGATTAAATACAGTAATGGAAGAAGGGTTTCAGTTTGAAATACCTTTTAGAAAAAATAGTCTACGGATGGCAGTTGCCCGCGATCCTGTGGCTAGATTTAAATCTGCCATTGAATATATTGCAGCAAATAGGGAATATCACCTGTCACTCAGCCGGGATGATCTTCCTGTTTTGCCTGAGACGGTTGATGGTATTCTTGATAAATTAGAAGCAGGTAAACTACGTAATAATCATTTCTATACTCAGGCTTATTATATGGGTAATATGAATAATTATGATATGATTTTCTCTATGAAGAAACTGCCTCTACTTTTTTCTTTGTTACATTCTGAATGTAAATTAAAATTTGATCCATCGAATATACATGAAAATAAATCAACTGTTAAAAAATATCCTGAATTAACTACTGAACAAATTGACAGAGTGAAGACCCTATATGAAAAAGACTACCAGTACGGTTGGGCAAACATCAGTTGAAACATCTGAGAAAAAAGTCACGCCTTTTGACTTTTTAAATAGTATAAATGATACTAAGATCGACCTAATGCGCCTCGATCCGGAGAATGAAAAGCGATATAATTCTTTTATGATTAACAGAGGATTATCTTATTTTAGTGATACCATATTCATGGCCAATGAGATGAACCGGTATCACCATATTGAAAATAAACTACAATATTCTTTTTATATAAATATAATTCGTAAGCGTAAGCGCTTTAGTAAGTGGACAAAAGCAGAACATATTAATAATATTGAAGCGGTGAAAGAATATTTTGGCTATAGCACAAATAAAGCAAAACAAGCTTTGCCGTTACTCACTATGGATCAGTTGATCGTCATACAAAATAAGGTAAAAAAAGGTGGAAGAAAATAACTTAGTCGAATGGAATCCGCTGAAAATGTTAGAAATAACATTATCAGAACCAGATGATTTTTTGAAAGTGAGAGAGACCCTTACGCGAATAGGCGTTGCATCACGACGTGATAATATATTGTATCAGTCATGCCATATTCTCCATAAACAAGGTCGATACTTTATTGTTCACTTTAAAGAATTATTTTTATTAGATGGTAAAAAGTCTAATTTAGAATTGAGCGACGTCCAGCGTAGAAATACTATTGCAGTACTTTTGCAGGACTGGGGTTTGATTGATATTCAAAGTAAAGATATGGTTAAAGACTGTGCTCCAATGCGACAGATCAAAATCATATCTTACAAAGATAAGGACGGTTGGGAACTGCAACCTAAGTACAATATCGGTAATAGTTAATAGGAAATTATATAATGATAGGTTATGGGATATTCGACGATAAAGACGACTTTATTAAAGATAAGAAGCCGTTTTTTGGTAAACTTCCACCAGAGGCCGAAGTGTCAGCTTTTGATTGGAATCGTTATATGCTGTTAATGGATACGCATCCAGAAAAACTCTATGATCGTAATACAACTAAAATGCGTCTCGGCCTAAATTCATTTCATAATCGACCGTCTGCTCCAACTTTTGCTCGAAAAATTGTCGAAGAAATGGATGATGTTTTTGCTTTGCATGCAGGAAAAATAACTAATATTGCTTTTAGTGGCTTTGGCCGTGAGAGTGATAGTTATCCATGGCATAAAGATTCAATGGATGTATTTTTATGCCAAGTTATTTCAACTATTGGACTTAGAGTCGAAGGTGTGAATAATAACGAACCTTTTGACTTTGCTCCAGGCGATTATGTTTGGCTTCCACGCGGAACTCATCACCAAATTATCCCTAAGATTTCACGCGTAACTTTCTCGTTTGGAGTCGAAGGAGATCCGGATCCTAGTACGTACTTCTAAGGTACTACCCACCTTCCATCACGGAATACTACCAAGACACCTAAAGTCGAAATACTATACTCACCTTCTTCCGGGTGTCTTGGTTCTTTAATAATCATCTCCGTTCCTTACGCTCAGTTTAGACCATGCTTTATCTGCGCCGATCTCGTCTACAAATACTTTCATTGTTAACCCATCATCTTGAAATGATAATGTGATACGATCGCAGTTATAATTTGTATATGATCTTCCGTCTGCATCAATAACCTCTAAGCGAGTAATAGTTGCCGGCATTTCTTCTTGGAATGGTTTAAATTCATAACGGTCTTCGTGGTTGTATTCCCAGTCTTCATAATCTCCAAATTCATCGTCTTCCACGCTACCATTCTCCTTAACATAAAATATTATTTATAAGTGTACAAACTAGTGTTACTGGTGTATAATAACCAGATATATATAACGTGCATGCCGATTGTCGGGTGCATCTATCTTGCTTTCTTAAAAGGAGAAACAAATGACTACTGTTAAACAACTATTCCCACGCAACGCGTTTGTTGGTTTTGATCATCTAATCAACGAATTGGACTTCGTAGCTAAAAATGCTAATGACACTTATCCACCACATAATATTATTAAGTTGGACGATACTCATTATACAATCGAAATTGCCGTTGCTGGATTTACTCAAGATGAACTTGCTATAGAGGCTATCGAGCGGACTCTTACTGTCACGGGCACCTCACGCCCAGACGAAGATAAACCCGGAGCTTATATTCATCGTGGTATTTCGACACGACGGTTCAAAAGAGTATTTAGATTGTCCGAATATGTAGAAGTGGCTGGTGCCCTTCTTAAAGATGGAATCCTGTCAGTATATCTGAAGGTGGAAATTCCGGACGAAAGGCGGCCTCGCAAAATAGACATTTCAATCTAACCAAGCGAGGAAATCTAATGCGAGCAAAATTACGTAGAGCAAAAGACAAAGCACAAGTTCGTCATATCGAACAAGCTTTATGTTTTTTCTTTATGTTTGTTGTAGTGTTGACTATTCAACCGATACTATAAGCGATACATATTGATTCTTAAAAAAAACGGGCCAGCGAAAGTTGGCCCAATTTAAGGCAAATAATGATTATATACCAGATTGTAATAAAAGGTGATGCGCGGTCAGAAGAATATGCCGCCATTTCTAGAGCATCTTTTCAACCAGCCATCGATGCTGGTTTTATATCTGAAATAAAAATATTCGATGCAATAACTCCTTCCTCAGAAAACTTCGAAGAACATGTTAGCAGGTATAACTGGGCTCCAAGTTTAATGCATGCCGACAAAAAGTCCGGTAAAAAAATAGAAGATCATTCTCCGACAGAAAAAGCAGGCATGTGCTCTCATTGGGAACTTATGAGAATGCAATCACTTACGCCTGATAGATTTTTTATTATAGAACATGATACCTTTTTGCTTCAAGAACATTTAGACGTTTTTGGCGAACTAATTGATTATTCCCTATCACGCGAACCAATGTATGCTAATATTGGTCTATTCATGGGCTGCTACTCATTTACTCAGGCTACCGCTGCCTTTCAATATAGTTTGTTAACTAAACAAAACTTTCCAATTAATTGTGGACCATATTGTACTCTGCAGCGACTATTTCGAACCTATTCTACTTGGCATTTAGAAAAAGCTGATATTAGATTTTTTGGTAAAGAAGTAACTGTAATCCACCCATGGGCAGACTGCGATACTTTAGGGTTTGGCCGAGAGTGTGGAATTTATTTCAACAATAAAGACCCGGATAAAAAGAATAGTATTCCGACACCCACTACACAAGTTATATCCAAAAAATTAAAAGTATCACAGGATCATCACACGTACATAGATCTTCATATCGAACAACCGTGGCTGAGGCATAATTATTTTCATATTATTGAATAAAAGATGTGTACATTCCGCGCCTGCCGTAGTATAATACCAATCTAAATTATGGAGTACTCAATGGAATTTTATACCTCAGTTTCTCGCTTCGGCGCAAATATTCTTTACCGCGGTTACAAAAACGGCGAACGCGTAAAGAAAAAGATACCATTCAAACCCACTCTTTATATCCCATCTAACGTTCAGTCGACTAACGACTGGTATGGTCTAGACCAAGTTAAAGTCGAACCTATTACTTTTGACAGCATGCGTGAAGCTGCTGACTTTATTAAACGGTACGAGGCAGTAGATAACTTCCGCGTATATGGTATGAATAATTTCGTATACCAATTTATCGGAGATAAATTCCCCAATGATATACCATTTGATTCTAGTCAAGTTGATGTTGCGTATATCGATATTGAAGTGGAATCCGACAGTGGATTCCCAGAGCCTTCTCGGGCAGACCATCCTATCACTGCTATTACTATGGTACACAATGATGGCGTATACCGTACGTGGTCCTGTATTGACTATAATAATACCAGAGACGACGTGTTGTATATTAAATGCGATACCGAAGAAGAACTATTAGGAAAGTTCATTGACCATTGGCGTCATTGGACACCGGACGTAGTTTCTGGCTGGAACAGCATTACTTTCGATATGACGTACCTGATCAATCGTACTATTAATCTATTCGGCGATGAAGAAGCCCGTAAGTTTTCTCCATGGGGAAGTATCCGACCTAAAGATATTGTGCAAAAGGGTGGCATGAAGGCACAAGTCTATTTAATAGAAGGTGTCGAACAGCTAGACTACCTAGATCTATTTCGTAAGTTTACCCTCAATACTCTTGGTCAACAAGAGTCATATCGTCTAGATCATATTGCCAACGTTGTGCTCGGCGATCGTAAAATTTCTTATGAAGAACATGGCGATTTGCATACGCTATACCGTGACGATCCGCAAAAGTACATAGACTATAATATCAAAGACGTTGAACTAGTTAAGCGGTTTGAGGAAGCCTTGGGTCTAATCGAACTAGTTATGACAATGGCATACCGTGCCGGCGTAAACTATACTGACACCTTAGGTACTACTACTATTTGGGATGTTATCATCTATCGTATGCTGAACAAGGCTCATATTGCATGTCCTCCAAAAGCGGATAAAGCAAAAAGTCCATATCCAGGCGGTTATGTTAAAGAACCTCAAGTAGGACAGCATGATTGGGTAGTTTCTTTTGACTTAAACTCCCTGTACCCAAATATTATCGTGCAAAATAATATGTCGCCTGAAACCGTGCTTGATGGACTTGTTCCTAATATGTCTGTTGAAAAGATGATGGCACGGCAGGTTGAATCCTATGACGGATATTCTGTTGCTCCGACTGGCGTTAGATTCAGTCATGATCGTAAAGGCGTAGTTCCTCAAATCATTACTCATTACTATAATGATCGCCGTATTATTAAAAAGCAAATGCTTGACGTTAAACAGGAATACGAGAATACGAAAAATCCTGCACTTAAGAATAAAATCAGCCAGTTGGATAACCAACAAATGGCAATCAAGATCCTTATGAATTCTCTTTACGGTGCGCTTGGCAATCGTTGGTTCCGGTACTTTGACCAGCGAGTAGCAGAATCGATTACCATGGCCGGTCAATTGGCGATTAAATGGGCAGAACGTGCAGTAAACGGTGAGATGCAGAAACTACTAAAATCTTCGAAAGATTATGTTATTGCTATCGATACAGATTCGGTATATATTACCATGGGCGATCTTGTCAAACAATTTAACCCTAAAGATCCTGTCAAGTTTCTTGATAAAATCTGTTCAGAGCATTTTGAAAAGGTTCTTGCTAAGTCATACCAAGAAATGGCTGATATGATGAACTCGTATGAAAACCGTATGGAAATGGGCCGTGAAGTTATTGCTGACAAAGGTATATGGGTTGCAAAGAAACGTTATATCCTGAACGTGCATAACAATGAAGGCGTACAGTATGCAGAGCCTAAACTCAAAATGATGGGCATTGAGGCTATCAAGTCTTCTACTCCGCAGGTCGTACGTGAAAAGTTCGAGGCCATTTTTAAAGTTATTATTGCTGGATCTGAAAACGATACTCAAAAGTTTATTAGCAAATTCCGTAATGATTTCCGTTCTCTATCACCGGAACTGGTATCCTTCCCTAGATCAGTATCGGATATCGGTAAGTGGCGAGACAGAAATACTACCTATAAAAAAGGCACGCCCATTCACGTACGTGGTAGTTTAATGTATAATGAACAGATCAAAAAATACTCATTAGAAAATCGGTACGAAGTTATCAAGAACGGCGACAAGATAAAATTTGTGTACTTGAAGATGCCAAACCCGATCAATGAAAATGTCGTGTCGTATCCACAGTTCCTTCCGCCTGAAGTGAACCTACACAAATACATTGACTATAACAAGATGTTTGATAAGACGTTCTTAGATCCATTGCGCCCTATACTAGAGGCAGTTAACTGGTCTGAAGAAGATAGAGTCGATCTAGAATCATTTTTCGGTTAATATATGTGTGTACATTTTTGGTTGAATGGTGTATAATACCACAATGAAATACGAATTAACTATATTTAAGTCTATTTTTGATAATAAGACTCATAGGCGTTTATCCTTGTCCTCTTGGGAAGAGTTCAAGGGTTTACTCTATGGTTTGTCTAATAAACCGGGTGCTAAACGTGGAAATAATGCTTCTCCTCTTATTACTCCTGCTGTGTTTGAAAGTGGTTCGACACGTAGTAACAAGTCTACTTTATATTGGGGCGGTTGGTGTGCTGTTGATGTCGACGATCATAATTACCCTGCTAGCATTTACTCCTTAAAAGAACAGCTCATTAAGCAGTTTGCTGATTATGACTTCGTATGCTATAGTACTGCATCATCTAGATCTGACTATCCAAAATTTAGGTTAGTATATAGGTTAGATGAGCAAGTTGACTCAGATAGAATCAGAGCTTTCTGGCATGCCATTAATACAGAGCTCGGTGATATTGGAGATCCACAGACTAAAGATTTGGCCCGTATGTATTTTGTTCCGGCCCAATATCCGGATGCAAATAATTTTATTTTCGAACATAATGGCGGCAATCCAATTAATGTTTCAGAAATGATTGCCAAATATCCATATGTACAAAAGCATGGCAATTCATTTTTGGATCGGTTACCGGTTGAGTTACAATCCGCCGTAATTGAGCACCGTAAGAATAGTCTAAATAATACAAGTATTACTTGGACAAGTTACAGAGATTGCCCGTTCTTTCCAAAAGCAATGGGCGTAGAATATCAATCGATTACTGAAACTGGGTGGTACCATAAAATGTACCAGATTATGATTGCTATTGCCGGTAATGCAGTGCGGCGTGGTTATCCTATAACAGCCAGTCAAGTGTCGGAGTTATGTAAAGAGTTTGACAGTTTTAATGGTAATTGGTATGAAAACCGGCCTCTCACTACCGAAGCCGATAGGGCGTTAGAATACGTATACAGGAAAGGATAATATGAAAATTTTAGTAACAGGGGCTGCCGGTTTTATCGGTTCACAAATAGCAAATCGACTACGAAACGTTGGTCATGAAGTACAGGGACTAGACAATTATAATAGTCATTTGTATGGTCCATCTCTTAAGCATGACAGAGTTGCTCACTTTAAATTAGACGTGGTACGTTGTGATTTACGTGATGCAGAACAATTAACAGGAGTCATTGATCATTTCCGGCCAGAAGTAATTATTCACTTGGCAGCGCATGCCGGTGTACGTGACTCATTTGGTAAAGAAGCAGCATACCATGCTAACAATATTGATGGGACACAGAACCTGATTGAAGCCTGTAAAAAGGTTGTTCCGGACGTACGTGTGATTTATGCTTCAACGTCTGGTGTATTCGGCGGAACTGAGATTCCGGAAGATGGCTGGAAAGAAAATCAGATTTTAGGCAAACAACTTAATGCTTATACGTACACTAAGTATATCAATGAAATTCAGTTCCAGATTTCAGGATTGAATAATACTGGACTTCGTTTCTTTACGGTGTATGGTCCATGGGGACGACCTGATATGGCTCTTTTTGATTTTACTAAAAATATATTGTACAATACTCCCATAACAGTGTATAATTATGGGAACATGAAGCGTGACTTCACATACGTGGAAGATATTTTAGATGGTATCGAAATTGTTGTAAACAAGAATGATATTCCTTCATCTGAAATTTTTAATATCGGTCGTGGCCGTCAAGTTGATCTTATGCATTTTGTGCGGGAAATTGAAAAGAATTGTGGTGTAAAGGCTTTAGTTGAAAAAGCACCTAAACATCCAGCTGATTCTTTAGAAACTTGGTCAAACACTGAGAAACTGGAGGCACTGGGATATGTGCCTAAAACTAATATCGAAGATGGTATTGCAAACTTTTATGCTTGGTATAAAGCATATCATGAGGTAGTAAATAAATGAGTAATCAACCATTAAGTCCTGTTAATCCATTTCGGTTGGCCATTGTCGGCCATGGGTTTGTTGGTCAAGCAGTAGAATATGCCTTCACTCACCCGTTGGTACACGTGAAGCGAATTGACCCGAAATACAATACTTCTATTGATGATCTTAAAGACTACAATCCTATGTTGGTTTTCATCTGTGCTCCGACTCCGATGAGAGCTGATGGATTTGTAGATGCCACTATTGTTATAGATGCAGTCCTTAAAGCTATAACTCATACTGATGCATTGGTAGTAGTAAAGTCTACAATTACGCCGGACATTATTGATAGAATTTATCAGTCTATTGGTGGAAAGGAAGATCGTTTCGTTTATAATCCTGAATTTTTGACTGAGAAAAATGCTGCGGCTGATTTTGTTAATGCTGACTACCATGTTATGGGTGGAGCAGAAAGTGCAGTAAATGAATTATGTGAAATCTATGATATTTTCAGCGGCTGTCAATCAAATGATTACCATAAAATGACAGCGTTCGAAGCCAGCTTTGTTAAGTATACTATCAATTCATACTTGGCAACTAAAGTGACGTTCTTTAATCAGCTATATGATCTGGTTAATATGTAC